TAAAAGTTATAGCAAGAAAGCGCGGGGGCTTAGGAGACTAAACCGGAGGATTTTTTAATTAGAAGGAGTTAATATGTTAGAGAAAATAAAGAACGGAGCGGACGCTGCGATAGATGTGGGTATTAAGCTAATCAGCTTATCAATTGTATTACAAGTTATTTTCGGTGCAAAAGTAGCTTTCTTAACAGGTGACGTGATTAGTTCCATACTTAATATAGTATGGACTTTAGGCAATGCCGGGTTAGCAGGAATTATTGCTGCTGGAATTATTTGGAAATTACTTGACAAAGATATAACGAGTGAGTTATCCAAGTAACACAAAATAAAAGTGGAGATAAAAGAATAATCTAAAAACTCGGGTCCCTCCGAACGGTGACGGTTGGCATCAGCCTGAGTAACCAACCACCTAATTTAGAGCTATTATCATATGAACTGGAGGGTACTTATGGATAAAGATAGTAGAGAATACAAATTAAAGTTAGCAAAAGAAATAGAAATACGCAAAGCTATTGCTACTAAAAAGAAAAATTTAAAATACAAAAATGATTTTAAAAAGTTTTCAGAAGACCGATTAAAAATTATTACTAAAGACGCTGCGCAAGGTTATATTCCTTTTAAATTTAATCAAGCGCAACAAAAAATACATGATGCTGTTGAAAAACAACTAAAACAAAAAGGTAGGGTAAGGGTACTAATTCTTAAAGCCCGCCAGCAAGGTATATCTACGTATACAGCTGGTAGAGTATTTTGGAAAACTTTACACACGCCTTACACTCGATCAGTGGTTTTAGCGCACGATAGCGCAACATCCGACGCTCTATTTACAATGAGCAAGCAGTTTATTGAAAGAATGCCTGAAGACACAAAACCGGAATTGGTTAAGTCTAACGCAAAAGAAATTAAGTTTGCGCATAATGATTCAGGTTTTAGGCTGTACACAGCAGGTTCCCCCGAAGCCGGAAGAGGGACCACCCCTACAATTTTGCATTGCTCCGAAGTAGCTTTTTGGCAAAATCAAGAGAAAATTTTAGCCGGCTTGTTTCAAGGCGTTTCTAGTGCTGACGGCACTGAAATAATTTTAGAATCCACAGCTAATGGAGCTTCCGGCTCTTTTTACGAAATGTGGAAAAAAGCAGAGCAAGGCTTAAATGACTATGTTCCAGTATTTTTACCCTGGCATATGACATTAGAATACACTATGAAGTCCCCAAAAGACTTCGTACAAACCAAAGAAGAAGAAGCGCTAGCTGAATTGTATAATTTAACTAATGACCAACTTTATTGGAGGCGAATGAAAATTGGGGAATCTGGCGCAACAAAGTTTGCCCAAGAGTACCCCGCAACTTCCGAAGAAGCTTTTCAAGTATCAGGCGCTAATGTATTTGATATTGAAAAAATTGAAAAACTAAAAATTGAATCCGCAACAAGTATAAGAAGCTTTAACCCTAAAATGATGTCTTGGGATGAACAAAGGGAAGGGCACCTTGAAATATGGGAAGCCCCCAGCTTTAACGAAAAATACATTATTGGAGCAGACGTTGCTCTTGGGGTAGGACAAGATTATAGCACTGCTGTAGTTATGAACTCATTTAGAGAAGTTGTTGGTTTGTATCGTAGTAACAGAGTGGACCCCTCTGCTTTTGGCAAAGAACTATTTTATTTAGGACGATACTTTAATAACGCACTTTTAGCTGTCGAATCTAATTCAATGGGCGTAGCCACCCTTCAAAAGTTAAAAGATATGAATTACGTTAACATGTACTTTCAAACAAAAATTGCTAATATTTCAAATGAAGAAGGGATAAGACTAGGCTTTAGAACAACTAGTGCATCTAAACCTGCTATCATAGGTAATTTAAAAAATTGGTTATTTGAAGAAGAGTTAGATATTAAGTCTTCAGTAATTATTCAAGAATTAAAAGACTACTTATCCGATGATAAGGGCTCAACTGGTGCAGGCCCCGGATGTTTCGATGATTCAGTGATGGCATTAGCTATTGCTTGCGAAGTTTATCGAACACACATTGACAAGTTAACAAATGATAGAATAGGATTTGGTAATATGTATATACCAGAGACTAATAACAATTGGATTTAGGAGACACTATGTCGAAAAATATTAATAAAATAACAGATGAAGAACTAACGGGCCTCATCAATGATGCTATTCATCAGTCCGTGGGCTCATTTTCTGATGGTTCTGAGATATCGGAAGCAAGAGAAGAGGCCATTGACTACTACACGCAGCAGCCGAAAGGCAGATTGGCGCCAATGGGGGTTTCTAAAGTTGTATCATCAGATACTGTAGAAATTGTAGATTCGTATCTAGCGGTTATTTCAGAATTGATGTTAAGCAATGGGAAAATAGCTAAATTTAACCCAATGGACCCAACACAATCTAAAGCTGCTGGCATAGCCTCCGATATTACTAACCATTGCATTTTTGTTAAAAATAATGGCTGGGTAGAATTAAATACTTGGATTAAAAGCGCTTTACTATTTAAAAACGCAACTATCCGCTGGAAGTGGGTGGAGTCTTCTGAGTATAAAGTAGAAGAATACGAAAACTTAACTTCAGCACAACTTGACGTTATAACTGCGGAAGATGATGTAGAAATTATTGAATTAGTAACCGCATCAGAAACAATTGAAGGCGAAGAGGTTGAATACTACGAGCTAGCTAAAATTAGGCGAAAAATAGACACGTCTAAAATAGAGCTAGAAAATATTCCACCTGAGTCGTTTATGATCAATAGAACAGCTACCTCAATAGCTAACTCTACATTTGTAGGGATTCAAACTGAAGTGTCTTTATCCGATCTTCGCGCGCAAGGATTTGATGTATCAGATGACTTAGCGACAGAAGGTGCAGAGTCTTTTGCGGGCCTTAAAGGCAACTACGGCGAAAACGCTAATAGACAGTCAGTTAATGGTATTTGGGTAGGAGAAGAGGACGATATCCTTGGCGCTTCAAACCGTGAAATTACGGTTAGTGAGGTCTGGATGAAGATTGACAGAGATGGTGATGGCATTTCTGAGTTGAAAAGGTTTATAGTGGCCGGTAACGAGATTTTATTAGAAGAGTACGCAGATAGTGTACCTTTAGCTAATTTAAGTCCTATCGAGATTCCATATGCCTTTTACGGGTTGTCTATAGCAGACGTGACTCGCTCAGCTACAGAAATTAAAACGGCTATTACTCGAGGCATGGTAGAAAATGTATACTTGACAAATTATGGTCGAGTTCTTGCAGATCCCAACACGGTAGATTTCCGTGCGCTTCAGAGTCCCGAGCCACACCAGATTATTCCAACTAATGGTAGTCCCGTTGCCGCTGTGCAACCGATTACCCCGGATTCTCTGTCACCTTCAACGTTCTCTTTGTTAGAATTTATGAATAACGAGAAAGAGCAAGCAAGTGGTATGACACGCGCAGCGCAGGGGGTCAATGAGAAATTATTTGATTCTGGGAACTCAGCAGGTAAAGTAGCGCAAGTACAAGCGGCTTCACAAAAACGTATTGCGTATGTAGCGCGTAGGTTTGCTGAAACTGGCTTTAAAGACTTGTGCCGTGGTGTTTATAGCCTAATATTAGATAATGCGGATGCTATTATGAAAGACTTTTCATATTACGGTGTTACATCTAAAGACATGATGCCTATCGAGCATTGTACTGTAGACATAGACGTTGGGCCTAATAGCAAAGCTAACACTCAAGAAAACATGATGATGCTGGCTACACAAGTTATGCCAATGCTGTATCAAACCCCGGAAACTAAAAGTATTATTAATCCTGCTTCAGGGTTTAATATTGCTAAGCAGTTAATGGATTCAATTGGCATAGAAAATTGGACTGATTTTATTGTTGATCCATCAACACCGCAAGGTCAACAACAAGCGCAAGCGGTAGCTCAACAGCAGCAAGCAGCAAGTGCTGAAGAACAAAAAGAGCACGAGGTAGAGCAACAAAAACTTATGTTAACTCTGCAAAAGCAAATGGCCGATATTCAGAAAAAGCAAGCCGATATGGAACTTGATAGGGCTAAATTTGAGCATATGGTTGCCAAAGACAAAGCAGAAATTGCTTTAGAAATACAAACAGGCAAACCCACTAAAATTGGTAATTAATTCATAAAACGGAGGTTAAATGGATAAAATAGAGCTAGGGGCCCATGCCAAAATGATTATAAGCAACAAGGCTTATGACTTAATCTTTGATAAGGTTAAAGAAAAATATTTGGCGGCATGGAGCCAGACAGGTTCACATCAAACAGAGCTACGAGAAACTATTTATAATACTGTTGTGGCTTTAACTGATGTAAAAAAAGAAATAGAGTCGTTGGCAGTTGCTGGCGATAACGAAGCATTCAAAAAAGAGCAGGAGGGCCCAAATGAATGAATTTACATTAAATGATTTAAAAATGTTTAAGTTAGAAGAAAAAAATATACTGCGCGAAATGCGTGGTGCAGCAAATCGAGGGGGACACGGGCCTGTTATTAGGCAACTACTCGAAAAACTTAACTCGGTGCAAATTCTTATTGCGCGTTTTGAGGAAATAGTTGAGCATGAGTCAAAGAAGCAAAATACTAAAAAGGTTAATAAGGTGGCAGCGCCTACTAAAAAAGCTGCCGCCAAATAAAGAATAATCTATAGGAGGATTATATAATGTCAGAGAGTTTAGAAACTACCCCAACAAATAGTCGGGATGTTAAAGTAAATTTAGTTGATGAAGATGTAATGTTAGAAGGTCTAGCGGGCGAATTTTTCGGCGATGAAGCAGAAGAAGATCTACCCAGCGATGATATTGATAACGAAGTGGAGGAAGCAGCAGAGAGTGATGAAGCTGAGGCACCCGAGACTGAACTATTAGAAGACGAGAGTAATGATGATAATCTAGAAACTGAAGAAGAAGAGGAAGATGAGGAAGACTCAGATGACTCTGAAAAAGAAGTGGAAGAAGATACTGAAGAGCTAGACATGGAATACGAAGTACCAGTTAAAGTTGATGGTAAAGAGTACACTGTGGCTATGGCTGAACTTATCAAAGGTTATCAAACTGCTCAAAGCTCTAACAAGAAATCCATTGAAGCCAGCGCACAGCTAAAAGAAGCTAAAGCACTCGCGGAAGAAGCTACTACGCTTAAATTACAAAATTCTGAATTGCTCGCTAAGGAAGTTGATAGTGACGCAGTGCAGTTAGAGGCGTATGATCGCAAAATACAGCAATTAATAAATGATGATGATATGTTTGAATTGCCTAAATGGCAAGAGGCCAGACGCAACAAAGCTAAAGAGCTTGAGTCTAAAAAGAAAGAAGCAGCTCGTCTTAAAGATGAAGCAACCTCTGAAAAGAACCAAGCGGATGCAGCAATGTTGCAAGCAACCAAAGAACAAGCTATTTCAGCATTAGATAAGGATCTGCCAGGCTGGCAAGATGACTACGAATCCGTAGTTACCTGGGCAGTAAAAGATTTGGGTTTTCCTGAATTTGCAAACGTTATAGATCCTAAAGTTATTGCGTTAATGTACGATTATAAAGCTTTAAAGGATAGCAAAAAAGTTGCTGTTCAAAAGCGTAAAAAAGCTCCTACTAAAAGTGTTAAGGCAACTAAGCCTGTAAGCAAAAAGGCTAAAACTAGTGAGAAAGAAAAAGAGTTACGCAATAAAGTTTTATCAGGAGACGCTACAGAAAATCAAAGTGATTCTTTCTTAGCAGGACTGGTAGATGGAATGCTTGATAATTAATCTTTCTTATCTCTTAACAATTGTAATATTTTATAGGAAAAATTAAAATGGCAATATTTAGAACGGAAGATACCAAGGGTAAAAAGGAAGACCTGGCATCTTTTATAACTATGATCACTAGAGATGAGACTCCGTTCTTATCTTCTATTGGCAACAAAAAAGCTACAGCCGTCTTTCACGAGTGGCAAACTGATGAGCTAGCGGCACCCGCTGCAAATGCTCAAGCTGAAGGTTCAGACTTTGCAGCATCATCTGTAGCAAGTACTAGCACAGCCCGTGTTGGTAACTATTCGCAAATCCTTACTAAGCACATCCAAGTTTCTAAGACTCTTGATAGTGTTTCTAAGGCTGGGCGCAACTCTGAGTTTGCGTACCAAATGAAAAAGAAGGGTACCGAGCTTAAGCGTGATTTAGAGCATGCTTTAGTTGGTGCACGCCAAGTAACTAATGGCTCTGGAGCCGCTGACGGTGTTGGCGCAAACTCTGGCCGTACTATGGCTGGATACCAAGCATGGGTTCCTGCGTACAATACATGGGACGTTTCTGCTTCAACTCCGGCATTTGCTTCGGGTACTCATACAGCTGCAGCTGGTACTGCCGCTGGTCTTACGAGTGCCGCTGCTACTGCTGGTACCCACTCACTTGCTTTAAGTGATGTTGATGAAGTAATGCAAAGAGTTTACGAAGAAGGTGGAAAGGCAACAGTACTTATGATGTCTCCAACTCAAAAACGTAATTTCTCTGCTTTAGCACAAGCTGCTAGCAACGTTCGTCGTAATATTGACGATATAGGCGCAATTAGACAATCTGTTGAACTTTATGAAAGTGACTTTGGTCTAGTAAAGGTTATCCCTAACTATATCCAAGGACTCGCTAACAGCGTTGACAAGAGTAATGGCCTCGGTGGAGCTACGGACGTTCTTGTATATGATCCAAGTTGGTGGTCAATGGCTACTCTGCGTCCTTTACATACGGCTGATGTCGGTGTACAGGGTGATAGCACAACAGCTATGATGATCGAAGAGACTACTCTAGAATGCAGAAATTCATTTGCATCTGGAATGATTTCGGGTATTGGTGTAATTGTTGCGTAAGTAACATTTGTACAAAATATGGGTGGCCCTTCGGGGCTGCCTCTATTTAAGTGTATCAGATTAGTATATTTAAATAGAGGTGACTAACTTTAAATCGGAGAATTAAAATGAGTAATTTTATTAAAGATACATATGGCAAGAATGGTGAATTCAGGGCCACACAAGATGTATCAGCTTATTTAGACTATGCTTCCAAATCTCGAGCAGCTACAAAAAGTATGTTTGCTAACCAAAAAGAAAATTATAGATCGTTTGCTATTATTCCAGATATAGTAGCTGTAGATATAAAAACTAAGTTTGGTATAGATGTGCATGATTCGCAAAATAGCGCTGAAGA